GGAGTTGAGAAAATGCCTTAATGAAAACAGTCCGTAAACGGCCGTAAAAAATTTTTTAATGTAATTATATGAAAGGAGTTTAAAAACAATGAACAAAGAGTTTGTAGAGATTATCAACAGGTTAAGGGCAATTTTACAGGATTCATGGATAAATGAATTGCCGGATAATGAAAAAATAGCGATAAATTTTAATAAGTCAGAATTAAAATTGATATTGAATTGCATATCTAAAGAAAGGCCAGCGCCTGTTAGAATTGATCGTGGTCTATTTGGTTATGATATTGTTTGTTCACATTGTTCAAGTATGTTGAAGAAATTACCAATTTATGACAAAAAAGACTTTTTAGCTGTTTTAGAAGATTCATCATATTATTTAGGTAAACATTGTAGATATTGTGGGCAGGCTCTCGACCTTTCTCCAGTAGAAAAATTTAAAGAGGACTTGAGGATAATTGAGGACGATGAATAAGACAATGAATAAGACAATGAAAGAGATATCCCTAGGAGGCTAAATTATGACATTCTTATCAATGTTGGGCTTAACTATTATTATTAGTGTATTTGTATATTATTTATATGTACTTTGTGATTTATTATCCGTGGCGGAGAGTGCATGGCTAAAGCTTTTTATATTAGTTACTGCTAATATTTCCATTACACTTTTCTTGTGTTTACTTAATTACTTATGAAAATAGGAGGATGTTAATATGTATGAACCAGTTTTAACAGATGAAAAATTAGACCTTTATAATGTATATGAAGTTCATAAGAATTATAGAATTTTAGCCATGGCCGTTAATGTACCTTTGCAGGTAGCCGAAGAAATTTGTCATATTTTAAATAATTTTGGCTATCAAGGATTTATAACAAGCGAATATTCTTTAAAAAATCCATATCAAAAGCCATTTGACTTTACACAAGTAAAAGTATAGGGGAGGATAAAAAATGAAATATAAAAAGAAACCAGTAGCTATAGAAGCATTTCAATTTGATGGGGATTTAAAAGGAAGCGATGGTAAATATTATGTGCCAGAGTGGGCGGTCAAAGCATTTGAAGAAGGAATTTTGTACTTTGATGCTTTGACTCCAGATACTCCACCTATTGAACTGTTCATTAAAACTCTTGAAGGCACAATGCATGCTCCAGTCGGGAGTTATGTTATACAAGGAGTACGTGGAGAAATTTACTGCTGTAAAGAAGATATCTTCCTTGAAACTTATGAGCCTGTATTGGAGCGTGAATAAAAATATGGAAATTATAAAAAATATAAAAGAAGTTAGTGATGTCTATTTTAATAATGATAAATGGGATACATATGATGGATATTGTATTGAAACAGATTCAAGAAAATTATATTTTGTCATAAATAATGGACAATGTTGTTGCGAAAATTGGGGCTATTTATCTAGTGAAGACGATTTTGGAAGCTTTATTGGCAGTGAATTAAAAAATGTTTATGTTACTGATTCTGAGTTGGGGACAATAGTATCAAACATGAAAGAAGATCTAGATGCTGGGTCAGCTATGTTTATTAATGTTGAAACGACTAGAGGCTTGTTACAATTTGCTGCATATAATGAACACAACGGATATTACGGGCATGATGTACGATTGGTATCAAAATATGATGACAAGACCGTTATTGAGGCTGACGACGTATTGTGACAATGAAACATATATTATAATTTAAGGAGTTAGGATAGATTATGAAATTAATAGATAAAGACGCTTTAAGCATGGAACTAATGAATGAAGTGTTAAACGCTTATGCAAAGGCTGATTTTCGTTTTGCTCATGCGTTAAACGTTTTTCAAGGTTTAATAGACAAAGCCCCTACAGTAGAAGAACGCAAGCACGGGCATTGGGAAGATATTGATTTAGATACGAGCGTATGCAGTGTTTGCAAAAAACCGCAAGAATACGAAACAAAATACTGCCCGGAGTGCGGCGCTAAAATGGAAAATAATGGAGATGACGATGATGAATAAATATATACAACAATTTTTAGACGATAATGATTTACAAGCAGGTGAAAGATTTTATATTTTAGATAAAGATTATAAGAAAATGTTTAATAAAACATTTTATATCAATAAAAATGCGACAGGTACAGATGATATTTTACTAGATAACAATCATTTTGCGATTTATTCTGATACTTTACTGTATTTATTAACTGGCATAGCTTTTGTAAAGAAAAAACCTTTTTGTCCTAAATATGGTGAAATGGTTTATTATGTGACTGTTTCAGGTTATATTCAAGAAGTCAGATTTGATACGGACTCTACACTTCATCAATTATTACGCAAAGCAGGAAAATTATACAGGTCGGAAGAAGAAGCAAAAAGATATTTAGATAAAGACTATAAAGATTTAATAATACAGGAGGAAGAATAATGAAAGAAGAAACAATTATTCAGATTTTAAATAGTTTAACCACAGTAGGCGAAAAAAGTTTAGATGATTTAATTGAATATTATGGGCATCATATGTTTAATGATTTAATTGCAATGGTATTTT